TGTCTATGTCCGGGATCAGGCGGCTCATAAACATGAAGTGGTCGCCATCGGGAGCCAGATCGAAGTCAGCAGACTCGATGAAGGCCGTCATGGCCGAGCCGTCGTTGTTCTGCCCGAGTTCGTGGATATAGATGTAGTTCACGCTACTGACGGCCCCGGAGCCACGCGGATTGTCATGGATGCCGTAATCCACCCATGCCGTTCTGGAGAGTGATCCCAGATCCCAGGTGTTTTCCGTGAAGTTGAACTTGACGTAGCGGTCGATCTCCAGACTATCGGAAGTGGGATAGAACCAGAAGACCTCGTCAAACATCTTGTTGGACGCCGCGAAGCACTTGAAGCTCTGGTCGAGATTGATGTCGTCAAACACGTAGCGCAGAAGGGTACAGGGAATTACCTGTACACGGCCCGTGTAGACGTAGAAGTTCTCGCGGTCCATCCAGAAAACCTTGTCGCCTACGGTGGTGACGGCGTTGGGACCGAGGATCGAGACGTTGTTCGCCAGCATTGACATACCAAACGTGAAGGGAGGTCCGGTAAAACGCATGGCGTGAAGGGAGGTGTCGGTCCAGATGAGCATCTCCTGACGCGTCTTCTGGGCCGATATGATCTCGGAACCGGACGAAATCCGCTGGGAACCCGCCGTATTGGTCGCGGTCGGGGTCCAGTCTACAGGGTCTTCCTGATCGGACCAGCGCACCATGAGCAGATCCTGATCGGTCTCGTTGATCGGGTTGCATCCAAAACAGACGACGTGGCGATCCGCGCCGGATACCATGATCCTTCGCGTTATCGTCGGCGCATCCGAAGCGCCGGTCTGCGAGGCAAAGGTGGTGGCCCGTGCTCCAAGGCCCAGGGTCTTGTCCCAGTAATACGGAGCACCGTCATAGACGTTGAAGATGAGATCCTCGCCCCAGTTGTCCTGTGTGTACAACCGGATGTTGGAACCCGTCTCGGCGGCGGTGGTGGAAGCTTCCCCCCATCCGACGAAGGCGTTCGCTTCCTTGACTGCCAAGCCATCTGCATGGGCTGCGGCGGTCGTTCCCCGCACCCCGCGAACAACGCCCGCGTTGATCAGGTTGGTGGACTTCCCCGTATACTGGATAAGCTCGTCTTCGATCAGCATCAACCCGACGAAGGTGATGGCCGCTCCGCTTGATGAACTGGCGGCGGTCGTTCCGTCATCGCCACGGGTGAGTTCGCCAAAGACGTTGGACGCATTCGTGCCGTAGCGGATTTTCTCGCTGCCAATCAGGATCGTTCCCTTGCTGGGGAAAGTGCTGGAATTGGCGGCTGCTATGGAGGAACTGGAAGCCGTGAGATTGGCTCCGGTGGTTGTCGAGGCCGTCTCGAAATCGGATGCGCTCGTCAACGTGAACGAGGTATCCGAGTCGCTGATCCCGCCACTGTCATTGAGCGTCGTCTGGGAATAGGTAGACGTAAGACCGCCCCAGGTCCCCGCACCAAAGCCCGTTCCGGTCACGACCGTGTTCAATCCCGTGTTGATCTGGTATTCCGCCACGACCGCCGAACCACCGCCCGCCGTATCCCCGGAAGACGCCGAGCCTTCCGTCGTCACGGTATAACTGTTGGAATCGATAAGCGTAAGTTGATGTTCAGTATTGATCTGTGCGGCGGTGATACCGTCCGTGGTCGTAGCGCCGGAAAATGTAACAAAGTCGTTGTCCACCGCACCGTGGGCAGGTGCCGTCACGGTCAATATGCCGCTGGAAGCGGACCCGGTCTTGAGAGGATTGGCCCCGAGGGTGGTGGTAGCTCGGATCGGCGTTACGTCGTTATAACCGCCGCCCTCCTCGATATAGAACTTGGCTTCCGTACCGAGGCCCATGTACTTGGAGCCGTCAAGCGCGGCCCATACGTGAAGGGACCTTCCGGTCCCCTCTATGGTGTTGCTGCTCAACCGTTCCCAGCCGCCCATCTTCTCGGGACGCCCCTTTCGGAAACGGATCAGGTCGGAATTATACCAGCCATTCTCATCACCATAGGAGGTCGTCTCGCGGTTGACACCGGGACGGAAGGTGATCTTGGAGAGAGGCATCTACGTCCCCAACTCAGGCCAATCATAAAGAATGCCGGATTTTATTATCTCGCCATCGCTGTCCTCCGTATACACCACGAACAAAGCCTCGATAGCGGCGGTATTTGCTGCACCGTCGATGGCCGACTTCATCGCATCGCCTTTAGTGCGAAGGGCATCGCGCCACGTTTGGATATTCGAGGGGATTGCCGTTCCCTTGTCGGCCTTACGAATAATATACCAGTCAGTCTGACCGAGTAGCGAACCCTGCTGGCCGTTCACAGTTTGCTTCAAAGTTGATTTAACGCCAAGGACCAAGTTGTCTCCCGAACCGCTGTCGGCCAAAGCCTTGGCTGTCTTGTTGATGGTGCCATCTGCATTATGTGACCATGTGTACAGACGAGAATCCGGGGGGCTTTCCTGCACAATTTCAGTGATGCCAGCGGCAGTCTTTTCCTCTGCTGACCAAATTTGCCAATTTGGTGGATGCTGGACACCATTCTCGTCCTTCCACCCCTTACCTGCGCGAAGCGTCTGGCCCGTCGCCGCGTGTCTAAGTATCGTTGCCATTTATCTCACCTCGCATTTGCGGTTTTAAAAGGTGTATCGGCCCATGCTGCAAAGACATAAGTACTGCCATCAGCATTTGTTTCCGTATCATTACCCCTTATTTTGAAGCCATTAGAAAGAAAATCAATGTATGTCCAAGCTGCTGTCCATTCTGCTCCATCCCCAGCATTAGTAGCATCAGCTTCAATAACATGATTATTTACATTATATGTACTTCTTGCATTATCCCACATAGGCCACCCACCCCCCGCAGCGGGATATTCTGGAGAAGCCCTTTTCACTATTAACGCTGAAGGTTTGAATCCTAGCGAGACAAACGGACCATCTGTAGAACCATTGCCAACATAAGATCCAAATTTACTGAATCCCTCTACACCAGCGAAAAGGTAGGCAATATAAGTGTCATCAGCAGCATTCACCGTGCCATCTGATTTAACAGTAAAGACACTGGCGGTTGGTTCGGTATCATTGAAACTATCTGTGTCGTCAACTTTTGCGAGTGTAAGATCAAGAAAGAGTTTATAGTACGCCGTTAACGCTGAGTGATAAACTTGCCAATTTTGTGTTCCATTACGTCGTTTGAATATCATTAGGTCTGGTTTGACACCGAGATTATGTGCAACTGTACGGGTTGATCCAGTTCCAGTGTACGTGACCATATCGAATGCCGACGTAGTATCTTCAAGCCATTGCCAACCGACATATTTTTCTGTATTCGTATTTACCTTGTCATCGTCCCCTAAAGAAAAACCATCTGAATCAAAGGCGGTTAACGTATCGGCATCAGTAGATTCTGCATCAGTATTGTTAGAACTTATAAGCTCTGTTGCTCCACGAACCGTATCAAACCAACAGTGATTATCAGCCGCATCTCTATTTTTAATCCAGACGAAATCAGGACTGAACTGACTATTTCCACCTTGGTCGATAGATTGAGTCGAACCATTCCCCGTGTATATTGTCGGTTGGAAATAAGCTGATGGATCATCTATGGTTGGATCATCTAAATTGGCTGTGCTTAATGCTTTGAATCCAGACGGCACTGATCCTGTACAATTTGCATGATCGAACCGCCCAACTACACCAGACGCAGTTGAATGAAGTGACATCGCTGGTCGAACCGTTTCTGTAATCCCTGTAAAAGCAGCGTTTGTTGTTGTCCCAGCTTCGATTTCAGCTTCTGTAGCACTGTTCTGCCAACTGTCATTTTTGGAAAACCAAATCGCACCGTTGTCTAGATCGAGTGCAATCCCGATAATATCGCCATCAGTATATGATGCTCCGTAAGATGACGAGCCGCCATGAAATTTGTTGCCAGCTTCAGCGTATCCCCAACCATTAGAATCTGAACCTAAGTTGGTGTCCAAATCATCAACAGTGTTGGAAATTCCAACACTCGAATAGGTAAAGGCATCCATATCTACTTCCCAATACCACTTCCCGCTGCTAACTGCGATTGTTGAATTAACTTGGTCCCATGACGCTGTTCCTTGAGCAACATCAAGATTTCCATTTGAAAGAGTTAATGCAGAAGACTTATCAATCGGCGACCAAGTACTATAATTATCAGTCGGTGAATCAGTCATCTGATCGGCTGCTGCCAGACCACTGGAAGTAAAATCATTACCATTGCCGCTCGTATCGTCGCCTAATGCGGAACTATCTTGAAATGCTAAAAGAAAACCATTCGTTCCAAACGTCAACCCAGAAACATCTTTTGGAATCCATTGGCCTGTATCTGAGTTAGTTTCTCCAAATGAGGAAGGTGTCAAAGAAGTACCATCAATAAAAACTACCTGAGTTAAATAGCCATCCATGAAGCGTTCAGATCCAGCAGCATTCGCTGCGATCCCAAACTTTGAAGGGTTACATCCAGTGATGCTATCCTGACCCGAACTTGGCTGAGTATCGGTATCAAAAGCCGTTACCTCACTCCCATTAATCCAGAGCCGCAGCCTGTCTCCCGCAGTGCTATTTGCACTATCCCATACTACTACGAGTTGTTGCCAAGCCGACGGATCACGGAACACTTGCGTCGTTATAAGCCTTCCTACTATTGACCCCCCTGCCGCTTGGATCTGAACGTCCATTTTATCATCTGACTGGAGTGTTATAGTATCATTTCCATATGGCGAATCCGTGAGTTGGCAATCGTAAAGAAGTTGAGTAGACCCCAAATTACAACGCTTGAACCAGATAGCGATCGACCAAGCATCACGGCTGTCTCCCGCCCCTGATGGCGTCCAATGTAAATAAGCCGAGTCATCATCATTAAACCGACACGACTGATCTATCTCGTAGGCACCCGGACTGGCGAACCATTGTGCATTACTTAAAGCCATTATGAGAAAGCCTTCTGCACTGCTCCGAGAAGTATGTTCGAGGCACTTTGGACAAAGTATGGGATGATATCGACAGAGTTGGCAGCAGTGCTGAGAGTAATTCCACCTGCCGCCGCTGTCTCATAGTCCGTGCCAAGACTGAGAGTTCTGGACCCCGTCGCATCCTGAATACAAACAATTATTCCGCTTTGGCCGACCTGTTCAGTGGTGGGGTTATCGAGGGTGACGTTCCCCGTAAAAGTCAGGATGAAGTTCTGATTCGTCTCGAAATCCAGGGTTACGCTGCCAGTGTTGCTTGTGTCGGTGTCGGTGGTGGCAAGAATGGTTCCTGTGATCTGAGCGCCAGTAGCAGTCGTGGCGATCTTCACAC